GGTTCTGCTGGTGTATTGATTTACAATGAACAAATTGGGACTATTGAAGTTGGTGATAGTTATTATTACTACAATGTAGATAATAAAGGCATCAAAAAATATCCAACGAAATATAATGTGGGTGATAAAACAAGGAATGTAGAATATATTGCATTTAAGAAATATGAAGAAGTAGAAGACTTCTACCCTATCAATTGGAAAAGACTTGCTGAATCTGAAATTATTAAGAAAGTCAAATTGATTTATGAATCTCTAAGGTGGGATTTAATGGGAATAGCCAACGACGGCAGACAAACAACATTAGATAGTTGGTGGTAAAATGAGAGATAAAAGCAATATTAAAGAGATATTAGAAATCAAAAGTGAGATGCAATTGTTATCAGACACATTTGATTTATTAGAAGTTAGACTTGCAGAACTACAAGAAGAAGAACAAAAACTGTGGGTTAAGACAGGTTCTTGCACCATTTGTGGACAAAAAGGTGTTGATGGATATACAGAATGGCATCACATTATTTCACAACATAAATGCAAGAAAGAAGGATTAGACCATCTTATTAGTGCAAGGTCTAATGTAGTTGAATTGTGTAAGCGTTGTCATGATTTAACTACGGCTTCTATGCTAAGGTCAAACTTAGAAGGGGCAACAAAGAAAGTCTCCAAAGAAAACGCTGATAAAGAACCTACTGAAAATCAAATCAAGTTTATTAAAAAACTTGGTGGAGATATGGAAGGTATTACAACAAGACAGGAGGCAAGTCAATATATTGACGAACTAAAAAAAGAGAACGGGAGGAAATAATTCTCCCAGATAAAACAAAAGAAAAGGTGATTGAAATGAGAACAGAAAACGGAGAATATACATATTTATGGGAACCAAATAATAAAGAAGGACCAATGTTGAAGATTACTAAATCTTCAATAGGAACATTTGGCTTCTGTAATTTGTCATACAAGTATAACTATATTGATAGCATTAAACAAAAAACTTCACCTGCGATGATTAAAGGAACTGTTGTTCACAACGCACAAGAAGACTTTTGGAAGATTGTAAAAATTGAAGACGCTTTAAATTTTGTTGAAAATCCTATGGAACTTCAAAAACATTTTAGAAGTCTATACCCAGAAACAGACAACGAAGAATACGAAGTTCTTTATACGGCTATGTCAGCATATAATACTGAGAGATTTATTGAATGCAAAGAGGATGATACGCTTGATACATTTATACCTATTGGAAATGAGATTAAATTGGATGCCAAGTTCACAACCGAAAGTGGTATTACAGTTCACCTTCAGGGTATTATTGATAGACTGTTTTTTGAGAACAATGGTTATATTCCTATGGAATTAAAAACAGGTGCTTGGAAAGATAGTAAGAAAACTATGATGCGTAAAGAAATGGCTTTCTATAAGTTGCTATTTGATAATGCCGATAGAGAATTGCTATTAGAAAATGGTCTTGACCCAAATATCAAATTTACTCATTGGGCTTGGTATTACCCTGCTTCTAATTATGTTTATGCTGAAAAGGTTAGTAAGCGTTCTGAAACTGCTGTATTGAACTCCATTGATAAATTAATTAATGCTTATATGGAGAACGATTTTAAGGCTTCTTACTTTTACAAAAAGTGTATTCATTGTGGACATTACGACCATTGTGAAGCGGCAGACGGTGGCGACCAATATGAATGGTTCTAAGGCTGAAAAAGTTTATAAGGTTGGAAAAGTTCATACTTTTCTAAAAAGCGGTGTTATTGAAGATGTTATCAGAGGAAGAGTTTGGACTATTAACGATATACTTAATGCTGAAGAAATAACAGAAAGCATTGTTGATACACTAGTTAGTGATATGGATAATAGCATGAAATGGGAAATTCTTACGCAATCAGATTTATCAAAGGATATGTCTGAACATCTTAGAAAAGAACTAAACATTATGGTTTCATTTGTATTAACAAATTTTTTAAAGACCGCAACAGTTGATTTTGGAAGTGATAAAGTTGAAGAAGAAAGTGAAGAGGTTCAAAAACCTGATGAAAAACAGATGGGAACAGATACAACAAGTGTTGATAAAGATGAGGCTATAATGACCTTAAAAGAAAGAATTAGACAAGACACTAAGTTAATGTCCGAAGAAGAAAAAAGAAAGTCAGGTATGATTTAGATGGGAAAATATTGTAAAGATTGCAAGGCTTATCTTACCCTAAGAATCAATAAATACTGTTCAATTTGTAGTAAAAGAAGAGGTGAAAAGTTTGTATTTTCCGAGAGAAATGTGGGCAGGGAGTCTAAGGAATAGAGCAAGAGAACCTTCCAGAATTATTGTAAAAAATCTTACAGAGTATAAGAATTTTATTTCAATGTATAACGGAAAGATGAATGTTTTTACATCGGTTTATGATTATGAACATTTTTCAAATAATCGTGGTCTTGAGTATTCAATTATCCTTGATAGAATATTTCTTGATTTTGATGCTCATGGAAAAGAAGAAGAATTGGGTGACTTATATGAACATATGCTTGTTTTACATCGCTGGCTTTTAGAGAAGAAATACAAACATACAGTTTCTTTTTCAGGTCGTGGGTTTCATATGTTCGTTTATGGTGTTCAAGCAAGGTCGCTTCGTGAAATCAAAGCATTTTTTAACATATGCCACGATGTTATTGATAAAAGTCCTTATCTTGATACAGTAGTTATTAATACAGGTCGTTTAAGAAGGGTTCAAAATACATATCACCTCGGTGCAAACCGTTGGTGTATTCCACTTACAGACAAAACTATTTCTTCTGGAATAAGAAATATACTGGATTTATCTAAAAATGGTCCTGTTAAAGAAAAGCCTACGGTTTTTGGGCATCGTTTAGTGTCTTGGCCGTCTGTTAAAAAGATGGAAAACATGGAAGTTGAAATTCATAGTGTTGAAAGTCCTGGTGATTTACCTATTTTACCGTGTCTTAAAAATGCTATCATGGTTGAAAACCCTAATCATCGTGCGAGAGTTTTACTTGTTCAATGGTATAACGAGTTTTTATCAGAATATGCAATCATGAAAAATGAACTTAAATGCACTCCAAGGCAATTATCTGGAGATGCTTTGATTGATATAAAAGCAATTATCAATAATGAGATTAAATTGATAGCATCAAACGAAGACATTTGGATTGATTATAACCAATATACGACACAAGAACAAGTATCATTTATTGTAGATAAGAGATACATGTCTCCTCATTGTGAAACATTGATTGAAGAAGGACTGTGTGTAGGTAAATGTTGGAGGTATGGTGAATGATTATAATTGATAGTAGAGAAGAATCGCAGTTAAGTAGGGCAGTAGAAACAATTGCCGAGAGACTTAAAATAGAAACAGAAAAGAAATGGTTGGAAATAGGAGATTATATTATTGGTGATTGCTGTATTGAAGCAAAATCAGCCGCAGACTTTTTACAGTCGGTGAGAAACAAAAGAATTTTTAATCAGTTAGATAATATGGATAGGACCTATAATAAGAACATTATATTAATTTATGGAACTTTAGACGATGCTATTTCATATCTTCAAAGAACACAATATAATACATCTTCTTGGAGGGTTAAATTGAAACAAATGTTCGTTGGCGCAATAACTTCTATCGCATTACACACCGATGTTAAACCTATATGGGTAGATAATTACAAAACAGCATCACATATTATAGTAGCAACGACACAACATATAGATAAAGAATTAGTTATACACAAAGAGTTACCAAAGAAAATTAAAACAGACGATGTTAGAGTAGACATTTTAACTGAAATCAAAGGCGTTTCAGTTGAAAAAGCAAAAGCCTTACTAAAGACCTTTGGTAGTATTGCAGAAATATCCATGTCCACAATTAGTGTTATATCAAAACATAAAGGGATAGGAAAGAAAACTGCTGAAAATATACTTGAGGCACTAAACAAAGAAGAAGAGGTGAAATATTAATGGAAGATTTAAATATAGATGAATGGGAAATGTATGATGCTTTGGCTAAAGTTACTGACACGGATAGTGGACTTGAAACTATCCGTTCAAAGAAAGTAGATTTACCAAAGAATGTCAAAAAATGGACAGATGTAGTGGGACAGTTTTCACTCCACAATGAATATCCAGCACAAATGTCATACTTTGTAACTTTAGGGCAAATTCTAAAGGATATAGTTAGGATTCCTGTTGGGAGACTTGCACTTGAACCGAGGATTCATTTCTGTTGGATTCAAACATCAAGAAGTGGTAAAACAACCATGTTTGATTTTCTTGAACCTGTCTGGACAAAAACTTTTGATTTAGTTAATGCTTGGCCTACGACTCAAAACCAAACACCGCTTACAGGCGTAAAGGAATTTACTCTTGAGAACCCTGATAGTTTTACCGACCAAGGTTTATTAGGAACAATGCAGATTGATGCACCTAATCCAGACTATAGTAAGGCCGATGCAAGAGAAGCAAGAGCAAATGGAGAAGACTATGATATTAAAGAAACAATTGATAAGACAATTTATGGGAGTCTGTATGGTTCAGGTATTATTGCTTTTGATGAGTTTGAACATTCTGGTATTTTTAAGGAGTCGCAACACAAGCAAGAAACAGTCATGTTGTTTCAGAAGTTTATGAACCGTCTTGATTCTAAATCACATCTAATCAAGAAGCGTTTGACTAACTTTGGAAGAGATTTAATTGTTGATTCGCAACGCTCTCTTTGGGCTACCACGCTACCACCCGAAGGATTAGAAAGAGTTATCTTAACAAAGGGTGTTTTCCAGCGTATGTGGCTTTATGTGCGTGAAATCCCTGAGTCTTTAAGGAGTCAGATGGAGGAAGATTATTTGGACATGATTGGGGAAATTATTGAAGATGATGGTGGGGCAGCCCCATACCAAGAAGAGTTTGCTGAAATGCTTTACTCTTCATACAAGTGGGTTCACCAGCGTTTAGAAAAGGTTGATGGTGATAAAAGAAAGGTTCTTGAAATGACCGAAGAAGCAAAAGGTGCAATTAAGATTGTTTGGGCGGCTATGAAAAAATACATGAATGGTTTTGATGATAATATCTATGTTGCTATCAATACTTTCTTTATGAACATGATTAACAATATTTGTATAGCCGCCGCCCTTTGTGCAATCAGCGAAAGAAGTCCTAAAATTACTGCACGACATATCAATCAAGGTAGGAGTTTGACCGACCAATCTTTTGAATCCATTACAAAGTGGTTTGAGGACAAACTGAAAAAGCGACCCAAGCGTTTGGCTGACAAGTATAACGAGAAAATGTTTATTAATGCCTACAATACTACACAACCAAAGACGACCATAGATGGTAGCGCAGGTTGGGTTGATAAGCGTTTGATGATTGAAGCATTCAGAAAGAATGAACAATGTGGAAGAAATAAATTTTATCGCCATTGGGAAAGTGTAAAGCATCTATTTGAAGAGGTTAGAAAAACAAAAACATATGTAAAATTAAAGGTGAAAGAAGATGAGTAATGTATTATCGTTTGATATTGAAACTAAAAACTTGAGTTATGACATTGGTGGATGGGAAAATACCCATCTGTTTAAAGTTGCTTGCGTAACTACATGGGATGGAAATAAAGGTGTAATTTATATTGATGAAGAAATTGGCGAATTAAAGAAAGAAGAGAGTGTAGAAATTAAACCGCTTAGACAATTAAAGTTTGATTTAGATGAGCACTTTCAAAAGGGTGGAATTCTATTAGGGCATAATATTAATGCTTTTGATTTACCTGTTCTTAGAGATGCTATGGACATTTACATTGTCCGTAAGTTTCTTGAAGAAAGGGAAACCAGATGTATTGATACCTCAGCGTATCTATTAAAAAATCATGGTAAGAGAATTCATTTAGATAATCTGGTTAAGAATACAATTTCCGACCAGAAAAATATGAGTAGTGTAGATTCCGTGTTTAAGTGGAATCAGGGTTTATATTCAAGTGTTGCAGATTATTGTTTAAAAGATTCACAATTGACATACGATTTGTGGATGCATGGTAAAGAAAATGGTATTGTAAAATATTTTGATGAGGTTAAAAATAAATTTGAAGACCTTAGTGTTGAGTGGTAAAGACCCATTATTGTGAAATTTCGGGGGTAGGGAATTTTGTCCCTGCCCCCATTTTTCACGCCGATTTTTCAATTTTTTGATTTTTTGCTATTTTTTCTATTAGACCATATATATGATAATTTGGATTTAATTTTATAGTATAATTTATATGCGCCTAATGCTATTAATGTATAAATTAATAATTCTACTATAATTAAAATTGTCAATAAGTATACTGAAATGCAAAAGTCTTCTAAACAAACTTCCTGCATATCAATCACTAATAATCATATGACCCGTAACTAAAGGTGCAATAGTATCGTTATGTGCTTGTAATGTAACATATTCATGTGGTGCTAATGTTATTTGATTAGCAATTGCTATTTTTGGATGAGTTGTTAAACCTAAATTAATTACGGGATTTCCGAAAATAGTAATAGGAACTGCACCAATATTTACAACATGTAAAATGTTTCCAGCCGTAGGAACAGGCAAAGTAACTTCATTTGGAGGAACTAACCCTGTAATATCATCAACATAAACAACAGTTTTACCACCTGTCATAATTGGTCCTGTAATAGTATTATGCACCTCGTATCCAAGATTTTGATTAACTGTTGATGTAATAGTTCCTACGGTTGCGTCATTCGCAGTAACATTTCCTCTTCCAGTAACTGAATCTAAAGTATCTGATTCAGCAGTTAAATATGTGTTGGTATCAATATCATAAGTTTCCGAACCAGTTCTTTTAACAAAACCAGTATCGCTATCGGGAATATCCGTGTGCATAATTGCACCTGCCGCATCTACATTTGTAGCATCAGTAGCATCAGCCCCATCTTCTACATTTAGTAAAGTTAATACATCAGATTTAGTTAATTCTTGAACTAGAGAACCTGCACCATTATCATTACCTAATAATACATTATCAGCAACAACATTTTGAATTTTAGCGTAAGTAACAGCATCGTCAGCAATTTTATCAGTAGTAATAGCATCATTAACAATTTTATCAGTAGTAATAGCATCATCGGCAATTTTATTAGTAGTAACTGCGTCGTCAGCAATTTTATTAGTAGCCACTTCATCATCATTTAATTCATCTTTATCAAAAGTAGACATTAACATTTGAAAATCAAAAGTTACACCCGTTAAACTGCCTGTTCCTGATGGGACTTTAATAATAGCAATAGGAACATCATCTTTATCTAAGTCTGCAATTTTTGGACTATTAGCATTAAATGTTCCAGCAGTAATATCTAAAGAATCTGTTCCTCTATTAATAAATAACAAATCATATCTATCATTTGATGTAGTATTATTAGTAACTGATTTGCTATTAGTTCCTGCTAATGTATATTTAGTTCCCTCTGAACGATACACAATTGGTGATGCTAAAGTAAAAACACCATTTGATTGTGTTAATGTTCCGCTACTAACTACTCTTGAACCTGTTGCAGTATTCCATAATGTTTTAATTAGACCACTATGCATTTTATCTTCTGTGTCTTGTAATCCAATTGTAGTGTCTCCTAATTTTGTTATTCTTCCTTCATTTGCTGTCATTATACCACCTCTACTGATAAAATAAATTCTACTGAATCACCTGATGCAAACGGGCCGACTCCTCTAAACGCCACTCTTGCAAACATATTCCCACTTGCATCAAATACCCCGACCTCCTTAATAGTTTGCCCTGAAATATCCGAACCTGTAAAAGTGGCATTAAAATCTAACCCACTTTGCGTAGTCGTTACTACACTTACTGTTGTTTCGGCAACAGGTAAGTCTAAGTCTGTCGCTAATGGGTTTGTAGAATCTCCACCATTTCCAATTTTCATCTTCGTATATGTTGTAGATACTAAATCTCTAATTTTTGCTTTTCCTGTTTCTGTTATCATTTTATCACTCCGTTAAGTCTTCATTGTAAATTACTTCTTCAACCAATGAGTCGCTTGTCTCAAAACCTAATTCCGAACTAAAGCCAAGCGTATTTGAAAATCCTAAGGTAGAACTTGGTGTTCCTGTTTTGATAATCTTCAAATTCAATTCTTTAATTTCTGGAATAACTGCTTCTTGTATGAGAGTATTGCCCTCTTGGAATCTATTGCCTCTTTGGACTCCCTGAATCTCTCTCGTCTTAAGAGAGAGGTCAGCAAAGCGACTTGCGAGACTTTGTGTGTATTTACCCACCGTAATGCGTGGAAGTTGCCCGAAGTTGTCCTCAATCTCCAGCACTTGATAATAGCCCGTAGGAACATCAAGTGAGGGATAGTCCAATGTGATAACCTGTCCTGCTCTCAAATATGGAATGCGAGTCTTGGCTACATTAAAGGACACTTGACTTGATAAACTTTGAACAATATCCAATTCCTTGTTTGCTCTATCCTGTGCCGACTTAGAAGTTTGGAGGCTAAGGTCTGTAATTTCAAGAGTAATTTTTCTATCTAAGTCACGAATAGATTGGTTATTCCTTGCAATTCCTCTTGCGTTATCACCATAAACAATAACTTCATTATAGAAATCATAGGAGGATGTATCAATTTTTAGATTTACTACACCTTCACTTTCATCATTTTCTGACAATATAATATTAGTATAAAGTCCATCTGATAAAATATCTCTACCCTGTATACTTTCTCCATTAACTATAAATCTTTTATTTTTTAATTCTAATAATTTATTAATAGCATGAAATCCACTAATTCCTTTGTAATTAGGTCCAATAAAATACATATCCGTATTTGAATCATAGTTAGTATTATATTCCACATTATTATCTTCAAGAATATGATTAACTATCTCATCTACTTCTTCCACTACATTAACCGCCGACGCTAAATTACACCTTTTAGCATCAAATGATTTAGGAGAATTAAATGTATTAATGTTAAAAGTTTGTCCTATGGAAACAATACCTTTCATATTACTTACAGTTTTAAATGTTAAACTGTTTGAACTACTAGTTCTACTAAAAGTAATATTATTTGTTATATCTCTTAAACCATCTGTCATTAAACAGTTATATGAATTACCAGAAATAAAGGAGTTATCATCTCCATTATCAGTAACAATAGAGTCTAAACTTCTCCTAACAACATAATCACTATTAGGCTTACCATCAACATCCAAAACTACATACATAGATAATACACCTTCATTGGTTGAACCATCTTTAGTAATTATATGCCCGTTAATTGGTGCATAATTCATTTTTGCTATTTCAGTAAAACATTTACCAGTAGAGGGATTTTTAGTATATTGCTTTGAAAGTTTATTCAATTCAATATTTTTTGGTGTAGAGTCATATAGACAATCCTTAGAAATTCTCATTACTCTATAATATTTAGAAAGATTAGCATTACCAGAAATATATTCTACATTATCAATTTCTAAGAAATGGGTAATAGTTCCACCTGTTGTATTAATAGTATGAGAAATAATTTTATGAATATGGGAAGGATAACTATTATTAACTTTTGTTCTCAGATTACCAGATGGTTCAGAAGCCAAATAATGTCCTGTCAAATCATTTACAAAGTCAATCCATTGATTAATTTTAGGAAATGCTGCTATTCCTGTCCCCGCCACATCTTTTCCATTATTGGTATTTAAGGAAATATCCTCGTTAGTAATTTCAATTATTGCTCTACCATTTGTTTTATTATTGGCTTTAACGGTAGTAGAAGAAGGAATACCTGTTGTTTGTGTAAGTGAGTCTAATTCCAAAATATTAACATTTTGGGCTTGAGTGTTTAAAATAGGTTTAAGGTAAAATTGCATAGCGAGCATAGAATCAGTTTGATAGTATTCTTCATTACTGCTTCCTTGACCTACCGAAAACAGACCGTTTCTTACTTCTCCTGAAAATTCAGCAGGTAAAGTTACTTCATCAAAGTTATGAGGAAACTGATTAAAGTCTCCACTATAATCAGTTGATTGAAAATTATAACCGTATTTGACAGAAACCCA